ATGGATGGCGAAGACGGCAAATGGACTTGCGAACTTTTCGGCGAAGTCGGGCTTATGGCACAGCGCGAAGCGCAGGAGTGTCCGAGCCATCGGTTTATCCCGATCATGCTTGAGCGTGTTGCTGAGCAGACGGGCTATGTCAATGGTGATGTCGAGTACACGCTGCTCGAGACGGGCGAAAAGTTCAAGAACGGCGAGGCCACTGATGCATTCAGCAGCAAGGAGATTCGCGCGGTGAAAGACATTCGCGCACTAGGCGGATCGACCGGCCAATTCAAGGCTGCACTGGCTGCCGAAGGCATGGCGAGCGAGGTGGTGGAGTGAACCTTCGCCCCTACCAACAACGAACCCTTGACGAGCTATGGGCCTGGTTTACGAAGCATGACGGTGGCAACCCGATCGTTGAGGCATGCGTCGGTGCAGGCAAGTCACTCATGATCGCGGCGCTTGCACAGCGCGCCGATACCGAGTTCCCAGGCACCCGCATTCTCGTGCTGGTCCATCAGAAGGAGCTGCTCGAGCAGAACGTCGACAAGCTCCTAAAGATCTGGCCACGGGCCAGCGTAGGCCTTTACAGCGCCGCTATAGGCAAGAAGGAGCTTGGCCACCAGCTTACCTACGCAACCATCGGCAGCATCTACAAGGACGCCCACAAGCTTGGCCGCATCGACATTGTGCTTGCTGACGAGTGCCACCTGATCAACCCAAAGCAGACGGGCATGTGGCGGCAGTTCATCTCGGACCTGATGCGATACAACCCGCGGACACGCGTCATCGGTTGGACGGGCACGCCCTTCCGCGGCAATGGCGTGTGGCTTACCGCCGAGAAGGATTCGCTCTTCACGCATGTCGCTACCAAGGTAACCATGCGCGAGCTTGTCGATGACGGTTTCCTGGCGCCGCTCGTGCCGGCGACAACCGCTACAAGAATCGACACATCCGAAGCTAGGATTCAGAACGGTGACTATGTGCTTGCGGACCTCGAGAGGATCGCCAATCGCAAAAGCGTCGTCACGAGCGCATGCGCAGAGATCGTCAAGCTTGCTTATGAGCGCAAGCGCTGGCTTGTCTTTGCGGTCACGATTGACCACGCCGAGTCGGTTGCTAATGAGCTTAAGCGTCTCGGGGTTGCGGTCGATGTTGTGTCCGCTGAAACGCCCAAGGCTGAGCGCGCTGCAATCATTCAGGGCTTTCGCACTGGCAAGCTGCGCTGCCTTGTCAATGTGGCGGTACTCACCACAGGCTTTGACGTGCCGGAGGTTGACTTCATCGCCCTGCTACGCGCAACCAAGAGCCCGGTGCTGTACGTTCAGATCGCTGGCCGCGGGATGCGCATTGCTGATGGGAAGACCGACTGCTTATGGGCTGACTTCACCGACACCACCATCGAGATGGGCCCGGTGGATGCAATCAAGGGGCGCATGCCCAAGCCAAAAAAGAAAAGGGAGGCACCCTTCAAGCTTTGCCCCGAGTGCGGCAGCCAGAACCCGACGGCAGCCCTGAGATGTACTGACTGCGGTGCGGAGTTCCCGCCGCCAGAGCGCGTCAATCACGACGACAAGGCGTCAGCAGCCGCGATCATGTCTTCGCAGCAGGAGGCCATGATCGTGCGCGTACCGATCGACAACGTGACTTATCGGTCGCACGTCAAGTACGGTGAGAACGGCCGGCACAGCGTGTCGCTGCGTGTCGAGTACCACAGCGGGCTGATCATCGCTGCAACCGAATGGGTATTCCTTAGCCACGAGGGATACGCCAGGAAGAAGGCCGAGACCTGGTGGGCGATACGCTCAAAGATCAATGCGATGCCAGCAGACGTCGCAGAAGCATTGAGCTGGCTTGAGTACGACCCAACGATCTTGCGCAGACCTGCCGAGATCCTGATCAACAAGTCAGGCAAGTTCCCGGCAATTGTTTCGTACGTTTGGGCGCAAGAGGAGGTGGCAGCTTGATGGGAAAGTCTGAATGGGCAAAGATGCTGGCGTACCATCGCAGCGAAATCGGCAGGCTTGAGAGCCTCAAGCCTTCTTGTCATAGCTGTAGCCATTACGCGCTGCGAAACTCGCATTGCGCAAAGTTCAACGCGCATCCGCCTCAGGACGTCATGGCCGAGGGTTGCGATGATTGGAATATGGATTCAATACCGTTTTAAGGAATAGATCTATGGGTGCAAATGAAATACAAGTCGGTGGCAACCACTACAAAGACAAGAGCATTCAACCGTGGGACTTTATTGCGGCTAACGACCTCGGATTCTTTGAAGGCAATATCGTGAAGTACATCACTCGCTGGCGCGACAAGGCTGGCGTAGATGACCTTCGCAAAGCAAGGCACTACCTGGACAAGCTAATCGAGCTGGAGCTTGAGAAGTGAATGCAAACTTGGTTGTATTAGTTGCAATCGCTGCGTTGATTTACCTGCCTGCTTCATTGGAGATGGAAAAATGAAACGACTGAAAACTGACCGTTTGACGGCAAGGCGGGCCCTATGAGCAGAACCGTTTACACCGTCGCAAATGTCTTGCATTCGCTGATGATTCTCAAGGAAAAGATTCCGCCGACGCAGTGGGTCGACACCCCGCTACCCGTCATTGCTGGGCCTGGCTGGTGGCTTGAGGAGGTGCGCCAGGAGATGGGGGTCGAAGAGGGATTCGAGCCTGGCGAGATCCATGGCTGCCCGATCGTCCGCAACGACGAGCTCAAGGAGCCGTGCCTCATTGACCATGATGGGAAGGTTTACCCCATCTTCCCGCAGTGGATGCGTACTGAACCGGCAGATACCGAAGGAGGTGAAGCATGAAGGCAATCGTCACATTTGAAGATGAGGGCGACCAGGTCAAGATCTCGGTCGACTTCGGAGAACAAGGCGCGCAAGAACAAAACCCTTCGCACCAGGCCGCTGTCATGGCGATTCACCTATTCCAGCAACACGTCAAGCTTATGGGGAGCATCAACGATGGGCAACAACTTCCTCCGCACTAGGCGCTGGCTACAGAACTGCGGCAAGGAGCCGAGCCCGGAGAATCTGTCAGTCCAGATCGGCTGCCACATCGAGGAGATGTGTGAATTCTTGCGAACGCTTGAATGCGTCGACATGCTAGCCAGCAAGGACTTGCGTAATGCCATCCACGACCTCGAGTACATCGGCTCGCTCGCCAAGTCCCGCACCAAGATGATTGTGTTCAAGGAAGGCGCCAGGGAAGCCGCATTGGACGCTCTGTGCGACGCAGACGTCACGGGTAATGGTGTGGCTTACCTGGCCGGCATGAACAAAGCCTTGGCCGATCTGATGGTTCTGAAGGCCAACGACGAAAAGCTGGTCGATGGCAAGCCAGTGATATTGCCGGGAGGCAAGATCGGCAAGCCCGAGGGCTGGAAGCCCCCGGACCTGTCGCCCTACGTCTAGGGTTTGCGGGGTGCCTCAAGGCTCTTGAGGTATTCCCGGTTCACCTCGGTGGCCATCTGGTCACGCGCGACCAAGATCTTGCGGCGCTCGAGCGTCTTCTGAGCCTCGGTCATCTTCTCGTCCCGAATCACCTGAATCTCAGCCTTGCGCATCTGCGAGATCGCATTGTCGTAGGCGTCGGCCAGTGAGGCCAGGCCAAGCAGTCGCTTCTCGTCGTCGGTCAGCTTGGGCTCGAGTCCGACGCGCGCCTGCTGCTTGACCTCATCGACCACCTTGCCGATCTCGCGGCTACGTTCGCCTGCGCTGCGGATGTTGGCAGCCTCGTCTACCTCGCCATAGAACTTGTTCAGCACGGGGATCTTGGCCGCCTTGATGTCCTTGTCGTCGCCTGTCATGGCAAGAATCGAGGAGCCCATCTGCTCGATGAACGAACCCAGGCCGCCCGTCGTTGCGCTGATCAGGGTCTGGATGGTTCCAGGCGTGACCGAGGTCTCCACGCCTGCGATGCTGCCAGGCTTGGCCTCGTTGCCGCCGCCGAGTCGGTTGAGCGCAGCGGCAATTTTTGCCGGCACCGTTCCCTGCGAGCTCGTGAACATGCGCTCGGAGTCGGGCTTCGTGTCGAACGGCGAGCGCTCGGGCGAAGACCTCGTGCCGAAGGTGTTGCGCTCGGACACGAGCTGGATCGGCAGGTCAGCGATCGTGGGCATCGCGGCCAGCAAGACCTGGACGCCATCGGTAGGATCGAACGATCCGCCGAACGGGTTGATCGAGCCAAACACGACCGAGGTCATGTGCAGCGCTGCCTTGGTGGGTGTCAGGCCGCGCCGCGGGTCTTCTTGGTTGCGGACGCTATCAGCAATGACATACCCCAGGTTCGGAAAGATGTTGAATCCGAACTGAACCGGGATCGTGAAGTAACGACCGCGCTTGCCCACGCGCTGGATACCGTCGGCCAGGGGTTCGCCGGGCGGCAGCATGATGACCATGTTGCGCTCTTTGACGTAGCCGGGGATCTTGTCCCAGTAGGCTTCGCCGTCGTCGTCCTCGCCCCCTGCAGAAGCCCCGTAGAAGGCCAGCATGGCGCCGATACCGGCCACCCCTGCCATAGCCCCAGCCACAGCCGGCGAGCGCAGCACGCGCGCGAATTGGGCCGTTCCTTGGACCGCTGCGTTGTAGAAGAGGTACAGGTTGTTGAGCGCCCCACCCCACTCACCCTTGCGGTTGAAGTTGGTCGTGCCGTTCTTGGCGAGCAGAGCTGCCTGCACGCGGGTCCTGCCGCTTTGCTTGGCCGCGGAGTAGAGCGCGAACCGGGTTGCATTCTCGGACGCGGCACCCAGGAACTCGAGCGCCTTGAGCGTGAGCCTGGCCAGCTTGTAGGTGCGGGCTGCCTTGATGCGCTCGATCGCGCCGCGGGGCTTGGCGCCAGCGGCAAGCATCTCGTTGCGCAGGTCCTTCTCGATGTCCTCGAGGCCGCGGATATAAAAGCCGCCCGTGATCCCGCCAGCGTTGCGGAACTCCTGGTAGAGCTGACTGGTCTGGGCGCCGAGCTCGGACTTCGAAGACTGCACAAGCGCTGCGCCGTAAGAGGCCAGGTACCGGGCAAGACCTTTGGGGCCGAGCTCCGCAAGCGCAGCAGTTGTACCCGACCACAGCGCGTCGCGCGGAATGTTGATTGCTGCGAAGGCTGGGTTGTACCGGGTGAGCATGTTGCGCATCCAGTTGTTCCACCAGCCCGACATGGCCACGACGGCACGCTCGAATCCGCTCGTCTCGTCCTTCCATGCCTGACGCAAAGCGCGCGCAAGATCCGGGTCAGCAAGCTTGATATAGACCTGCTGGCCACCGACCTTGACGCCGATCGTGTCGTCGCCCTTTTCGATCTGCCTGGTGTACTGCACAAGGCCGGTCGCCTTGTTGAATGCCGGCTTGGTGCGCTCGACGTCCACGTCCCACAGGTCGGGATCGGGGTTCGACAGCACGAAGTCCAGCAGCACCTTGCCGACGTCGTTCTTCTCGACGCGCATCACCACGCGCTCGTAGTCGCGGATCACGTTCTCGATCAGATCGGACGCACGCGAGCGGCGGCCCATGGCGCGGATCGTTTCCTTGCCGCGGATGTTGACCCCGCGGCCAACGCCTGGACGCATGCGTCCTTCGTCGTCCACGTTCTCGAGGCCGCGCAGCGGGATGTAGTTCTGGTACGCACCATCGAGCGCGGTGAACTCGTCCTGCGTGATCAGACCTTCAGCGAGCATGATCTGGCGAGTGGTCGAAGCAATCGTCATCAGGTCGCGATGAAGCTCTTCGTACTGCTGCGCCTTGGGTCCAGACTGGACCTGCTGCAGGATCGTGTTCGCGTCAGCAGTCTTCATGCCAGAGCCGCCGTCAGGCATGCGCTGGTTGATGCTGGCGATGTAGTCGTTACGCTCCTCGGCGTGCTTAGCGTAGGCATAGAGCGCGAGCTCATCGAGGTCGATGTCGTAGCTCACCGCCTTGTCGATCATGGGCTGCACGATCTGCGACTTGAAGTCGTCCATCGCAGCCTGGATGCGGCCCGGCATGAGCGTGTTCGCGTCGTAGAAGTTTTGGGCTTCGGTGACAGTACCGCCCTGCTCCCTGACCGCATCGATCACGCGCTTCATGCGCAGCGCGTCGTCTTGCAGAGCGCGCCTTGCGTCGTCGGTCATCGATGGTGCGGGCAGACGGAAGCGACCGCCGATCACGCTCAGGCGTTGACGACGGTTGCTTGCTGTAATGTCCGGGTCTTTAGGGTCGAACGTGCCGCGGTTTCCACTGGCGGATTTGATCTGGGTGCTGTCAAAAGCAACGATGACTTGCTTGACGCCGTTCTCATCAACAGCGATCAGCCCGTCCACGGACCCGTCGGTCATTGCCCTGTCAAGTGCGTCAGCGCTGTATTCAGAAAAGGAAATGACTCGCGGGTTTTTCATACTGACAAACACGGGCATGACGTTGCCGCCATCGCCTGTTGCCATGGCGTTGGCATAGCTTTTGGATTCGCTTGCAAAGTAGGCGTCGCCAAACTTTTGACTCGGCCGGAACTCATTGAAGTCGTTGTTTGTCCCGTGATAAACCACCAGCGGCTTACCTTCTGCATCCACTACCTTGCTGTCGCCGAACCAGCGCTTGAACGCTGGCGTCTCAGTCTGCGCACGGTTGCTGAATGCAGGCGTATCGGCCAGACCTTGGGGCGAGGATTCGGCCCGGTAGTTATCGCCAATCCAGCGCATCAAGTCCATGTCGCTCTTGACCTTGCGATCAGCAATCATGGAGCGCAGTTTCGGCGCCACGGCAGGCCACGGCGTGAAGAACTTATTGAACGGACGACCAGCCTGTGATAACATCTGTGATGTGGATGCGCTGGGTGGAGTTACCGGGACAGGCCCGGAACGTTGAGATCCAGATTCATCCACCACCCCAACATCCGGTCGACCTGTCAGTGCAGGCTTGGCCAGCGCCAGATC